TGCTCGTCCTCGAACAAAAAGTGGCCTTCATGTTCCAGATCCTGGCCCTGACCAAGAAAACCCCGGACGGACAAGCCGTGTCCCGACAGATGGGACAACTCTTCGAGGAGACCCAAGCCCATGCCCTGGCTGCGCAGCAGACTCCAACACTGGCTCCAAATCCCCCCGTCCCCCCCGGCAATGGAGGGGCACCTCCAAGTCCTTCGGGACCGGATGGATTCTCTGGAGCACTTACTGATGACGGCACAGCATGACGACCCGGAAGGTCCCGTCCGTGACAGCAAAGACCCGAAGCACCGCGGCCACTGGCCCGATGCCCACCTGGGAGCCCAGTAATGCCGCAAACCTACGCTGAAACCGGAAATAGACCCCCGCGTGGACAGGGACCGAATGATTTAGACCCGGCCTCCTATTCCAAGGAAGTTGTGCCCGGACGTGAACCGGCAGCGGCGTCCAGCGCCCTCAAAGCGCTTGTCGAGCGCCTCGCGGGAGGGGCAGCAGGACGCCCAAAGCCAGCACCTCTCCAAACACAACGTCGTCCACCCCCACTCGGCCCAGCCCGTCCCGCACGGGAAGCCCAGCAGATGGTGGGGCAGCGCGAAGCCATGCAACAGCCGGGTCTAATGCCAGGATCCGTTCGACGCCGACGCTAGGAGACCCCCATGCCACAACGACGACAGCAGGACCCGCGACGGATAGGCCAACTCGCCCAGTATCATCCCGGCGGCGGCGATCTGCGCTCACGGGGACGCAGTCAGGGTCCCCTCACCGGAGACCCCTCGGTAACTGCCCCGACAGAACGGACGGCCCCAGCCCAGCAGAGTCCACTCTTCGCGGGAGGACCAGGGGAACAACCGCCACAACTGGAGCGTGCCGCCCCGGTGGACACCCCGTTGGCAGGAGAAGGACTCATGGCTCCGGGTTTTGGCGGGGACACCGATATGCGGACGCGCCCAGCTCCCACAGAGGGGGGGGAACCCACCTCGGTCAGGAGCGACCCGGGGTTGCAAGCGCCGATTCCACCCCCGATCCCAGAACCGATGGGCATGTCGCAGGAGCAGAGTCGGAACCTCCTGAACACGGCCAACACCGTGACCGAGCGCCGAGGACCGACAACGCCGTCTCCCAGACCCCCCTATCCCCCGATCAGACGCACTGCACCCCGTCCCCCGATCAGGCCGTCTATAGGAATGTTGCCTCCGCGTCCGGGGTATAGGCCAGCACCAGAACCGCCTCCCAGACCCCCCCAGGGTTGGCCTTCGGACATCCATTCTCCAGGACCGCCCCCAGGACCAGGTGCCCCAGGCCGCGGGCAACAGCAGGACATTGATTCACTGCTGCCGATGCTCCAGCAGTATTCTGAAGCCGCAGCACAGGCCGGACAGGGCTATGGCAACCGCGGGCAACAGCAGGACATTGATTCACTGCTGCCGATGCTCCAGCAGTATTCTGAAGCCGCAGCACAGGCCGGACAGGGCTATGGCAACCGCGGGCAACAGCGGGAACGCGATATGCAGCGTGCCCAACGCAGAGACGCCCGTCGCGCACGACCACTACGAGCCTAGGAGTCGCTGATGCCTACCGATGCCGAACTCCTGACCGAATACACGACCGATTACAACCGGCTGCGCTCCCAGAAGGCCCGCAACGTCGGCTCGGTCGAACTACGGATTCTCACCAATCTCGCCTTTATCTCAGGCGAACACTGGGTGGGGAGTCGCAATCGCACCCTCTTCACCCGTGCGCGTGACCCCAATAAACTGCACCTCGTCTTCAATCTCGCCGCCCAGATGCTCTACAAAATGATGGGCCGGCTCAGTAGCATCGCGCCCGTCTTCAAGGCCCGCGCCGATAAACAGGACCCGCAGTCCCTCGCCAAGACCGAGGTGGTCAATAAACTCACCAGAGCACTGGACGAGAAACTCGACCAACCCTCCCGCTTCTGGGAAATCCTCTGGTGGATGGCGATTGGCGGCGTCTCGTTTGAATACGTCCCGTGGGTCAAAGACGCCACCATGGAACCGTTGCCCCGGTTCGACCCCGAGACTAACGAGTTGATGTGGACCGATGTCGCGACCCAGGAAGAAATTCCTGAAAGCGAACGCCAGAACCGACTCGCCCAAGGGGCACTCAAGGAACAATTCACCGTCATCGAGGACATGATGCTCGCCGGAGACGTGGGCAGCGAAGTGCTGAGCCCCCTGCAGGTCTTCATCGACGCCTCGGTGCGCTCCGTTCGGGACCTGTCCCCCGATCAGGCCGTCTATATTGCGAAAATACGGACCCTCGGGTGGATTCAGGCCAACTACGAGGTCAGCGATACGACCATTGATAACCTGAAGAACGCCCGCGAGGTGCGGATTCTCTCCACCGACCTCCAGCAGTTTGGCGATCCCACCGGGTCGGTGGCACTCCAAGACCTCATCCCTCGCGTCCAGGGCAGTCAGGACCACTCGGACCCGGATCTCTGCGTCGTGGTCGAACGCTACCAACCCATGTCCGAGAAGCACCCCCGCGGGAAATATACCGCCTTCGTCCCAGACGAACAGGTGCTCCAGGACGGGGAGAACCCCTACGAAGACATTCCACTGGTCGATTTCCACTGGACCCCGACCACCACCAGCTTCTGGGGCGGCGATTACGTCGCCGACCTCATCGCGCCCCAACGCTTTCTCAATAAACGCCTCTCCCAACTGGGAGAACAGGCCAATGCGTCCATCTACGGCGACGAACTGCTCGGCCCCAGCCTCAAACGCGAGGATATGCCCGCCGATTACCCGGCCCCCATTGAAAACGGACTCACCGAGGCCGGAGTCAAGATGGTGCAACGGCGCGATCCGCCCCAACTCCCGGCATGGTTCATGCAGTCAGTCGATTTGACGCTCAAGCTGATGCGGGAGATTGCTGGCGGCGTGGATCTCTTCCAGGAACAGAAGTTTCCAGGCCAACTGCGCGGTCCCATGGCCGTCCCCATGCTCCAGGAGATGATCGACACCCAGTGGGGCAATCTCTATCAGCATATCGGCCAGCGGATGTCCCAGGTGAAGGAAATGCGGGTGAATCGGGTGAAAGAATACTACCCGCCCTTCCGTACGCTGCATTACACCGACCGATCCATGCGTGACGAGGTGTTTATCTTCCAGACCTCCGATATTCTGCGGGCCGGGACGGATTATTCCATCACCGTGGAGCGCGGGAGCCTCCTGCCGGAATTTCGGGCGCTGCGAGAGGCCAGAATCCGCGAGCATCTGCAATCGCCGCTCAGTGTGCTCTATCTGGACGAACGCACCGGCAAAATCGACAAGGAAAAGATTGCCGCCGACCTCGAGATGGGCGATCTCGGCCGCGAGAGCAAAGAAGCGCAATATCGCAAGCTCGGGATGTCGCTGGTCGAACGCTTGTGGCAAGGACAGCAACTGCCGCAGCATTTACCGATGCCGTTCTGGAATCTGCGCGTCATCATGGACGAACTGGAGTCCGAGATGGCAACCACCGAGTTTCTCTCGGCGTCGGTGCCGATGCAGCAGGGATTTGTGGAATTCTGGAACCGCTGCCGCAAGATTCTGGTCGAGGCGTCCGAACGCCGCCAATCCGGGATGCAGCAGTCCGAAATTCAGGGAGCCGTGGCCCAAGCCGCCCAGCAAGCCGCCGCGAAAGCCGCCGCCGACGCCATTGACGCGGCGTTGCAGCAATTTCAGGCCAGTGCCGCCATTGCCCCGCAAGCTCCAGAAGCCTTGGCCCAGGCCATGATGCAAAACCAGCAAGGGCCACAAGGACCCCAAGGCCCGCAGTAACGGTCAAACTTGACACCGTCCCACGCCCCTCTTTATACTCACCCAGACTGCCTGAGAATCGGTCTCAGCGGAGAATACGGGATCTGAGCACCCGACGCGGTATTCATCGGCAGATGAACACACCACGCCAGACTCGGAAACCACTCGACGGAGAGTCAGAACATGGCAGACGAATTTGGCGTTGATGCCCCCATCGATAACGGTGGTGGCGCGGACATAACACCCGAGGCTGGAGGAGAAGCGACAGGGAGTGGTGCATGGCCCGCCGATGTCCAGGCCGAATACACTAAAAAAACCCAGGCACTCGCTGACGAACGGAAGAACTGGGATTCGCAGCGTGCCCAGCAGCAACAGCAGTTGCAGCAATATGCCCAGCAGATTCAACAGCAGGGGTATGCCCAGCAACAGCAGTGGCAAAAGGCACAACAGCAACCCCAGCAGCAAGGACAGGCGTCCATGCTGGATCAGTTGCGGCAGATGCCCTATCTCGATGGGGCCACCGCCGCACAGCTTACCGAACGAATTGTGAACGAAGGCATTAACCCCCTTCAGTCACAACTCAAGCAGCGCGACCAAGCCCTGGCCCAGATGCACAAGGACTACACCACCTTGCGTAATCAGGTCGGAGCGAGCCAGGGGAAACAGGCTGAACGGGACCTCGACGCACGCTTTGTCCAACTCCGCGACCAACACGGACTCCCAGATGAGGAAGTCATCAATGAACTCCTCAAGGATATTTATTATTCGCATGAAGGGGACGACTTGAACACGGCGTACCCCGACATGGCTGGGAACCGGATTAACGGGTTGCGGAAGGCATTCCGGGAGATGGACCGACAGGAAGCACTCAAGGCGAAACAACAATCACCGTTTCCCGGAAAGGGCGGTGAGATGTCTCCGACGAGTGGCAAAACCGGCGGCTACAAAACTCCACAGGAACGCACGGACGAACTCTGGCCGATGCTCAATCCCGGACAGAATTCCTAGTCGTCTCGCCTCTTGCCAGGAGAGTGAAACTCTATGGCAACAACCAGTGATGTTATTGAAGCCCTGAAGTACACCTACGGGACAGACCAGGTTCTGTATCTCCTGAACCAGGAAGTCGTCTGCTGGAATATGTTCCAGAAGATGGCGAAACCTATGGGTGGACGTGGGCAGTTCATCCTCCCGATCATGACCAAGAATCCAGGGGCATGGACGGGAATCACCGAAGGCGGCGCGTTGCCGTCGAACATCAACCCCGATACCACCGAAGCCACCTTCAGCCTGAAGGAATTCGCGGGGTTGTACAACATGAGTTGGAAACTCCTCCAGGACGCCCGGAACTCGAAGCTCGCGTTCCAGACGGCCTTGAAGTTCATGGAGGAAGGGTTCCGACGCCGCGTCCTCAGACTCATCAATGCCGACCTGATTTCAGACGGCTTGGGGAAACTGGGGATTATGCCCGCTGCCGATAACCAGACCACCATCACCGTCGAAGCATTGCCGAGGATGGACCTGGGGATGACGGTGGATCTGATCGATGCCTCGGATAACGACACCGACCTTGCCGCCTCGCGGACGGTCACTGCCGTAGATCCGGTGAACCGCACCGTTACCATCAGTGGATCGGCCCCCAGTGGTACTGCCGCTGGCGACTACTTCACGATTGAGAACACGGTTCATACCAGCGCGATCTATCACACCAACGGCCTGCTCGGCGTGATCGACGATGGCAATCCCACCGGCCCCGAAAGCACGTATGGCGGTATCAACCGCTCGACGGCGGGGAACGAGTTTTGGCAGTCGGTCGTGCTGTCGAACAGCGGCACCAACCGGGCACTCACGGAAGACCTCATGATGCAGCTTGAGGATGCCGTCCGTGAGAAGGGGGGCGCGTCCCTGAACACCTACATCTCCAACCTCGCCATCATCCGGCGCTACCACGATCTGCTCCGTGAGGATTCGTTCTTCGCGCTCGGGTCCGTGAAAGCGTTCGATGGCAATGTTGGCGTTGGACGTGAAGGGGGCGCACAGCAGAAGGGCAAGGATGGCGGCGACGGACGCACCATCTATCGCTTCTCTGGGAAACCCTGGCACGCAGAGCCGTATTTTGCGGCCAATACCATCATCGGACTCGATACCAAGCACTTCTATATCGGGCACGGTGAAAACGCGACTCCACGACCCATCTCGGAAGTCTTCGACGGAACGCCGTTCTTCCGCCAGACCGCCAATGCCACTTTCGAGGTGGCGTGGTACTGGCAGGGTGAATTGCTCTCCGACAACCCCGCTGCGGGGGCGAAGATCGAAGATGTTGCGGAGTCGTAAACTCTGAGTAGGTGGGGGGAGGGATGATGGTCCCTCCCCTGTCACTTCGCCAGATAGGAGCATCATGGGACTCAAAGCTGTTGCCAAGTTAGCGCCCGTCCTGGTGCAATATCGCACCTCTGCGGGAGAAGCCGCCGATGTCCACATCTTCGTGGCCGATCGGGATTACGAAATTATGGATGTGCGGGAAACGCACAGTGTGGCGGGAGCCAGTAGTAGCACGCTCGATGTCGGGATATCGGCATCCGGCACGGCCCCGGCGAGTCTGACCACGGCGCTCAGTTCCACCTTTGCGCTGGACAGCACGGTAGACACGCCTGTGCAAGCCACCCTGACCTCGACGGTCGCCAATCGCCTGATGGACAAGGGCGAGCAGTTGTCGGTGAATATCACCGGCACTGTCACCAGTCTCGAGGGTTCCGTCAGCGTGATCCTGAAGCCGGTTCGGAATAACTACACCTACTAAGGAGGCGCATGGAGGTTTTTGACCCGGTCAAGTACTCGGTGGAAGAGAACCAGTTTTTTCTCAAGCATCTGGGGGAAGCGCCCATTGCGGCCCTCCAGTCTCCACTCCCCACCGGGGTTAACCGGGTGGCGGTGGAAGAGGTGCTCGGGGGCGTCTACGAGCTAGACGAACTGGAATCACACCGGGGCGTCAAGTGGGCCGGCAAGGGCGTGATTGAGCAGGCTATCAATCGCTACCTCACCGCCCGTGACCAGTGGGACGAGTTCGCCAAGAAGGGCGCTCCGCGCTTTCCGACCATGCACGCATGGGACGGGAAGGGGAAACCGCATCGCGGCGGCATCGGCTCCGACTCCGGCCGGGTCACCACCACCATCAAGGCGAACGGTGAGCGCGAACTGCTTGCCGTCTCCCTCCACGATCCACTCTCCTCGGCTTTTCAGGCTCCGTGGGCCAAACCCCAGGAGCCGGTCCCCGAGGCGTGCGTTGAAGATGCCGAGAAGGGCGTCTTGCAGTGCCCCGTCGATGGGTGGACAACCAACTTCAAGCCAGAATCCCGTCAGTCCTACAACTTGGCCCGTGCGCGGATGACCAAGCACTGCAAGGCCAGCAAGGATGAACGGGTGCGCGAATTCGGGCTGAAGGCGTTTGGGTAGCTGATGCCCGCGTCGATCTCGGTGCCCATCTCCACGCCGATTCCCCCTGCGCTGGCGGCGAGTTTATATTACTGGCATCCGAATCGATTCGGCGTCCAGCACGCCCCATTGGACTTTCGACAGCGACTCCATGCGTTGCACCCGGACCTTGACGCTACCTGGCATCCGGTGAAGGAACGCTGGTTGGTCTGGTACAAGCGTCCCCGGATTCAATATCATCTGTGTCCTGGCTGGATGCTCCTCTTTGTGGTGGAAACCTCGGATGGGGAGTATGTCCCGCTTGACGAGCGCGTGTTTGCTGTGGCCTACGAGCAGAGTGGCCGGAAATGGGGTTCGGGGAAAGCCTACTGGGCACGCTGCGAAGAAGAAGCGCAGCGCGACAAGGCGTCCATGACCCGCCAGCGCGATCAGCACGTCTCGGATGTGGGCTCCGACCAGTGGGACCACACCAAGATTCAGATCAGCATGTGCGGTCAGTCCAACGGTAGTAAATTTACCAATCACCATGCGGGGGATTGAGCACGATGGCGACCGGCCAGACCATTCTCGACGTGATGGAAGTCATGGACCGGGGACTCCAGTTACAGTCTGGAGAAACCGGCGTCACATTTGCGTTACGGGCCGCGAACGTCGCCCAGGATCATCTAGAGTCGATTCTGGCGACGGAACCCAACTCCTACGGGTCTGGAGTGGGGACGGTCACAACCGCAGCAAGCACTGAAACCACCACCTTTCCCAGCGGCCTGCTGCGCCTTGACCGGCTGCAGTATCTCGACGCCAGCACCAGTCGTCCCGCGTGGGATTTAGACTGGGTGGGCTATACCGGCGACCAGAACGAACTCTCGGCGCTCTATGTCCTGCTGGGGACAAACTCCGACATCACCGGAAAACCCCGGCGCTACTGGACGAACGGCACCAATATCTACTGGGGGCCGCTGCCCAACGCCACCCACACGGTGCGCTACTACGGGTTGACCGCTGCCGATGACATCACGGCGTCAGGCACCTTTGCCTATCCCGACATCGCCATTGCGCCAGTCGCAGAATTTGCTAGTCGGATGCTCAAGATCGGGAAGGACGACGACGCGACCCCCATCTCTCGGCTCGGGGTGGACCTGTTTGGTCCCATCGTCCAGCAGTTCAGCCGGTTCAACCGCGATCGGGCACCGGGCTACGACTACCGCTACGTGCA